CATTCTTAGATATGCCGTTGGCTTCGTTTAAAAAACAGTAATCTCTTTTACCATTCTTTGCATCCTGCTCATCTGCATAAGAAGTAAATTCAATAATGCTGCCCGTTTTAAAATAGTATATGTAGTCGGATTTGTTAAATCGGTCTATCTGTTGACTAAAAAAAGACGTTGAATCAACTACATTTTTTGCATCTCTAATAGCGCCTTTTTTTAAATTAGGTAAATCTGAGCCGACGACGGTAATAACTTTGTTTCGCTGCGTTGAAGCAATAGTAAATAGCCCTTGTATGATGCTATACGTTTTTGAGCTACTGGAACCACCTTCATGAACTACAATAGATTTGAGGCTATCTAATGTAGCTTTATATAGCCAGTTAACATCCATTATTTTTTAATTTGTGGGGCATTTACAACTGTTACAATAAATTCAGTTTCAATATCCGTTTTAATCTCGCTACGTTCAGGCGCATTTAGCCCTAGAAGCTTGTTAATTTCTTTCTGCACCTCTCTACACTCTTTTAGGTCAGGTCGTGGACTAGCGGTCATATTTAAGCGGTACAATTCAGTAAGTCTGGCATAAGCTAATAGCGTTTCGTTTCTTTTTGATTCGTCTGAGATGTAAGCCAGCGTGCTGAAGATTTTTTCAATTTCTTCGTTGACTTTTGGAAGTGGGATATTCCAGCTTTCCGAAACTTCATTGATAACATCGTCTGCAAAGTCTTTAGTTTGCGATAATTCAGACATGATCCGGGCTTTGATAGTACTTCTATCGTCTCCGTTCATTAGCATTTCTGCTATTTCTCTTTGTTTATTGCTGCTTAGTGTCATTTTAAAGTGTCCTTTATTTGATACAAATTACAAAAAAAGTGTCTAAAATGGTGGAATTCGGAAATAATCGTGTAAGTAGCGCTTGTTTCGGTGAGCTTCATCTCATGTAGAATTTGGCTTTTGCTTTGCTTATCTGTCCCCACTTTGAATTCTACTGCGCCATATTTGCCATCTAAGCTCACTAAACTCATATCAGCTACACCTTCTACCAATCCCTTAGCTTTGAGCCTGCTAAGGGCGATTTTAAGAGCTCGACGGCTTAGCATTGGAGCGTTGTTGTTATTGCTCCAAAACAGGCCTCGAAATTGTGGGTAATTGTTCCATGCCCATTGGAAGCATTTAGCTTGCAGCTGATCGTGTGATAGGCCGTCTTTATTTACGTTTTTACTCATGTTGTTTTAGCTCGTTTAATTGGTTTGAATTGGGATGAATTAGCATTGTAACAGGTAACAGATGGGTAACAGATAAAAAAGGGCTATGTGTTACCTTCTAAGTTCTTATTTACTAACTACTTAACTACTATTAAATATAGATAACAGATAAATATAATAATAAGAGTATATAGAAATATTATTTTTATATGACATGGCTATATAAAATTTCATTTTATAAAAGTTTGCCGTTCTATGTGTTCTATCTGTTACCTTTTGCACTTTATCCCCACTAAAACGGTGCGTCGTAATCACTTACAGAGGTAACAGATAAATCGTCATTTTCACGTAAAAAATACGCTCTTTTAGTTCCTTGTTTAGACTTGACAAGTTTTTTTTCAAAACCGAGGTGTTTTAATTCAATGCCAAGTTTTCGAGAATTGAGCTTTTGCGATGTTCTTTGCTCGATATATACCTTAATTTCTGTGTTTGAAAGTGCAAGTCTATTTGGGGTATTTTCGGTTGCTGGGGAGAAGTATTTTTGTATTAGTTCGGCTTCGATTGAAGCTTGGTAATAGTATTGTGTATTTCTGTTGAGTAGCTCTATATCGTCGCTGCTAAGGTGGAAGCTTTCGCCCGCTTTATATGCGTGGTAGGCTTCGCACCATAGGGCTGTTTTGTCTATTTTATTATACATTTGATGATTGTAGGATAAAAGCTCAATGGGGATTATTCGCCTATTCCCCGTTGGGTCGGAGATTATTTCTAGGTTGTTGGTTGTACCGCAGAATGCAGCAATCCGCCTTATATCTTCGTTTGTAGTGCCATAAGGCTTGCGAAGATTAAACCATTGAGCAGATGTAAGCTTTTTCAAAAGGCTTATATCGTGCTTATCCATATTCTCCATTTCGTCGTTAAGTAGTATAGCTTTTGAACACATAAGAAGCTTATCGTCGTTACTTCCGTTAAATTCACTTTCGCCAAAAAGCAGTTGAATTTCTTGCGGTATTAAGTGCCTTAGCCAAAAAGTCTTGCCCGTATTTTGTTTGGTTCCCGCAAGGACTAGGACTAGTGGGGAGTGGTGTTTAAACCACATTGCAACAGCTCCAACAAGCCATTTGCGGATAAAATGGTAGGCGTAGTTATCGATGGTTCCTGTCGTTGTGTGTATCGTATCAGCTAAAGCTTTGATGTAGCCAGTCTTCGTGTGATTTGATGCGTGCGTTTTGAAAAACTCTTTTATTGGGTTGTAGTTGGTGATAAAGTTTGATTTTATGGTTGAGAAAACAAGGTCTTTAGTAGCTTTTGGAAATAGTTGGCGGCATTCAATATAGATGCTGTTCATGTCACGGTCTGTGACAGCGTCGTTTTTTTTAGCAAACTCATATTTTAGCGTTATTTCATTATATCGCATTGGATAATGTAACCGAATAAAGTTTTTTATATGCTGAATTAGGTCTCCATCGTCTGTGGTCGTGTCTTCGTCTGAAGTGAAAAAACTTGTTCAACTAGGGCTTTAGAGCGTTCGGGTTCTATGCCCTCGATTGCTTGAAGCGTTTTTATAGCGTCTTCGGGCGTCGATCTTTGTTTCTTTGCGTTCCGAGCGACGAGCTTAATAGATTGCGTTTCGGGCGTTGATATTTGTAGGCCTGCTTGCTTTGCGTAGTAGTAGAAAGTTGATATAGTTTTTTGCTTAACGCCTTTAAATGAGTTATATTTTTTTTCGCATTGTTTTGGGTTGTATTCTGGATGATTAGCGCTTATTGCTTGAAAGTAGCTTAGTCCAGCTGTTCCATATTCTGAGTAAATAGCTTGGCCGATAGCGATCCACGTATAATAATCGGCTGTTAAGTCTATTCGTCGATCTTGAATTTGCTGAAGTATATAAGAAAAGTCATCTTGTGAGCTGATATAAATTTTCGGATATAGTATTTCTTTGGGCTTTTTTGGCGGTAGCTGAGTAAATTGGGTTGAATCTGCATTTAAGTGTAAGTCTGGGTCTGAGCTAAAAAAGCGTAGCCTATTAACATTTTTGCATGCACGATCTATTTGCAGTTGATATTGTTTGCTGTAATAAGCTTCGAGCGCATCGAAATGTTCACGATGTTTTTTGCCGTCGATTTTAACGATTATACAAAGTCCGGTATGCGATACAGATAAGAAACCTGCAAATGTGTACGGGTCTGCATATAGTAAAGATCTAGCCTCGTCTAAGTCATCAATATGGTCAAAATCTATGGCAATTAGTCCGCTGTGTTGTTGCAGTGAATTAGCTTCTTTATTTGCAAAAGTGCCCGAAACGGTAAAGCATGGAACGTGCCAGGCTTTGTAATCTCTGCGTTCTTGATAGCCAGTAATTTTAGCTAATTCGTCTACTTTTGTTTGATATTGGCCCGTCCGAATTTTTTCGAGTAGCCCAAGAATTGGTGCGTCTATTAATTGATTTGATGTTGAGTTAGTAAAGAATGTTACGTTCATAATAATTTGTAATTTTGTATTGCTTTAAATATTTCTAATACTACTTGTGGAACTATGGCATTTCCATAGCCTTTGATTGATTCATTTCTCCACTTTGAAAAGGTAATTCCGTCCAATCTGGAGGAAAGCCCATCATTTCCGCCACAAATCGGGGGTTGAGTTGGGAAGTTGAGCCAGTCTTGTAACCTACCGTCAGCGCTATACCTGGACCCATTCTTTTTTTGTATTGGTTGTTTAGCTTTTCTTGGCTTTTGAAAGTGTCCTTGTAATCTCTGGCTGTTGGCGTTGGTATCATTCCCGTAAACATCGCTGCATCCAAAATGCTGTTCGGTCTGTTCTCTCCCGCTTTTCGGCTCATCATTGTTTTCGCTCCCGTTGCTTTGAGTTTCTCCACTCGTTCTGGATGGTCCCGTTGTACGCTCGTTGGCGTTGGGAACAGCCCCGAATACTTGACTTGGCTCAGCAGACTGCCGTACATCGTGCCGTTCTTGTAACCGTTCTTCTTTGCTCTTGCTCGCATTGCATCTGGATGTTCGTCTGTCATTACAGCTGTCGGAGTAAGCAACAAACCAGACTCTATCTCTGCGGTGGGGAGCGTTTTTGGCGCAAGCTGGAAGTATATACGATTGTACTTCGTACCCTTCATTTTCCAAGTCAGTTTGCACCTGGTCGAAGACCAATCCCCCTGACCAATTAACAATTCCGTGAACATTTTCGCCCACGACCCAACTTGGTTTAATTTCTTTAATTGCCCTAAGCATGCTCGGCCAGAGATGTCGCTCGTCATCTTTCCCAAATCTTTTACCTGCGGTTGAGTAGGGTTGGCAGGGGAATCCCCCGGTAAGAACGTCAATTTTGTTTGCATATTTAGTGAAATCGGTTTTTGTTATGTCAGTAAATTGTTCAGCTTTAGGCCAATAATAATGCAGTATTTTTTGGCAAAATGGGTTCCATTCGCAATGAAAAAGATTATCCCAACCCATTTTCTCAGATGCTAAGTCAAAGCCACCAATCCCGCTAAATAATGAGCCATGTGTTACGTTCATAATTTAACCTTAAAATTTGTGTAGTCTTTAGCGCCTTGCAGTTGATGTTGCACCCAGCCCGATTTGTAGCCTTTCAATTTAGCGAATAGTTTTAAATCTTCTGGGTTTCTTTGTCGTAATATTCGAACTATAAAGCCCGTTTTATAATTTTTGTGGGCTTGTAGCTCGATAAGTTCGGGAACAGATAGCTCGGCTATTGGCTTATCTTTTACGTTTTTGAGCGTTTCAGAAAGTAAGAAAGTTTCGCCATTTATGGTGTCGTCTTTTGCTTTAATTTGGAATTTATGAGCGCATTCTGGGCAAACTAAAATAGATGGAGCGAGCAGCATATGGCATTTCGGGCATTCTTTAACGCCTTGAACCCCGTCGGATCGGTCGCTTGGCTGCGGTGGGTGCTTGAATAGCTTTTCCCAATCTCGCCTAGCTTCCCATAATAAATGTTTAATAGCGTTGTTACCTAAATCTACAATAGTAAATTTGCTTTTATTTGTTTCAGGGCTAAGGCGTGAGCCTCGTCCGCACATTTGCAGCCAAAGCGTTAGGGATGTCGTTGAACGGTGTACCATTATACATTCAATAGCTGGGTGGTCGTAGCCCGTTGTGAGTATACCACAATTTACTAGAACTCCGTCGCTTGATTCGTGAAACTCTAATATATTAAGCTCATTTTGGTTGGGGTGCTGATTAGAATGAACTAGAAAAGCGTTTGGGTTCAGCTCTTTTAAGCGTTCGTGTGTCTTTATTGTGTGATCTACGTTAACGCAAAAAACTAAGGTTTTTTTACCTTGTGCATGTTTTTTGTAAGCTTGAATAAAGTCAGCTTTAGGCTTAGCTTGCTCTAGTTGTTGCAACTGTGAAGCGTCGGTGTATTCGCCCTGCCTCTTTTTAAGTTGACTTTCGTCGATTGATCGGACTGCCCATGTTTCTGCGGGGTTTAAGTAGCCTAGTTCTATTAGGTCTGGCGTGTCTAGCTGAAAAGCTATGTCGTTATAGTAGTTATTTAACGGGTCTTTTTTTTTTGTTGCTAGTGGTGTCGCTGTTGCACCTATATAGAGCGAATCGGGGAAAATCTCAAAGATTTTTTTAAATGAGCCAATATGGGCTTCGTCTATAATTATTAGCGTTGGCGGTGGTATAGATTTAGCGTTACGACGCTTAACTGTCTCGACCATACCGATTATGCAGCGTGAGTAAATCGGTTCTTTTAGCTTAGCTTTAGCTGTGTAAGAAAAAGGTTTTATATCTAGTCTGTGAATTGCCTCGAATGTTTGGTCGAATAGCTTCGAGCGGTTTGTGAGTATTAGCACTCGATTAAAAGCATCTTTTGCTAAGTGTCGCTGGACGATATTACTAAAACAGAAAGTTTTTCCAGCACCGGTCGGGAGGCAAAAAATAACCCGTTTTGTACGGGCTAATTTTTTTGCTATCAGGTTATTTATGTTTATTTGGTAGGGTCTGAGGTTCATTTTTTTTGGTTTTGTGTTAGGCTTATAAAAGAGAAAGTTGTGATCGTTCGTACATTGCTGAGTTTACATTGCTTACTGCTTGATTGAAGTAAGATTCTTTAAGCTCAATTCCATATCCTTTTCTATTCATTTTTATAGCTTGATAGATTTCACTACCAACACCTAGAAATGGAGAGAAAACTACGTCGCCTTTGTTAGTATAAAGATGTATAAGCCTTTCGATAACTTCAATTTGCAGCGGACATATATGCTTTTCATCTTCAATATCTCTAGCCATTCTAAAAGATATAGTATCGCTTTGGTTTATATCCATCCAAACGGGCGATGCGTACTTTTGCCATAAGTCTACTGGTATATCTTTTTGTGATACGGGCTCGCTTCTTTCTCCGTCTTTTCTAAAGACTAAAACATAATCAGGGAAGCCTACCCTGCTTTTAGTTGAGTCTTTTTTTACTTGTTTATGCAATAGTCCTAAAGCTTTTGTCCGCTGCATTGCTACAACTGGATCTTTCCAAATAGTTATACGGCAATGATATATAAAGCCTTTAGATTCAAATATCTTTATTAAATCTCCGCTAAAGTCTTTTAAACCTATATATCCGTCTTTTGATTTTTTAGTAGGAATATCCATACAATGTACGGCTATATTTCTACCTTGCTTTAATATTCTAAATAAGTCTTCTACTAGATATTCGAAATGCTTATAAAACTCTTCATGGGTTGATGAGTTGCCCATGTCTTCAATATTATTAGAGTACGTATAAAGGTCAGCAAAAGGAGGACTAAAAACAGAGAATCCAACAGACTCATCAGGAATAGCTTTAATTAGTTGAACGCTATCTCCTTTTTTTAATGTATAGTCGTCTGTTACAACTTCTTTATAGTCTTTATTTTCTTTTATTAGTTCCTCTGGTTTAGCATTTATAAACTCAGTCATTTTTTCTTGCATAATAGTGAAAGCCTTTTCTTTTTTTCTAATTGATTTAATTACATTAGTCATTGTGTCTGTTGTAATAATATAAATATTTACTTCTTTAGTTTGCCCAAATCGATATGATCTTCTTACTGCTTGGTATAAAGATTCAAAACTAAAATCAACGGTTGCAAATATTTGGTTTCTGCAATGTTGCCAATTCATACCAAAGCCAGCTATTTTTGTTTTAGTAATTAATACTCTAAACTTGCCTTGCCCAAAACCAATTAAATTAGCTTCTTTTTTTTCCATTGAATCTGATCCTTTTACTTCTACTGAATCAGGGATAAGTTCAAGTAATTTTTTACCTTCTTCGTTGTGTTTTATCCATATTACAAAAGGTTCATTTGTTTTATTTGCAATAGATGCAGTTTTTTGCAGCCTCTTATCCATTGTTCGTCTTACCTCAGCATTGAATCCAGTTGCTGAGATAGCAATGTCATTAAAAAGCGATTCTCCTTTATTTTCTGTAATGATTTTTGATTCAAAATAATTTATATCGGGGAGTGTGTAAGCATCTCCGTTGAATCCTAAATCTTTAGGATTACTAATCATTATCGCCCATGAATTTATAAATTTAAAAAATTCATCTTTAGCGTGTTTTTTCAATCTCCAGTCGCCAGTATTTGAAGCGTCATGAATAAAATACATTGATAGCATTTCTAGTCTTGACATAATATCTAAAAACTCTGTATGATTCCCTAATTCAACATAATCATTAGGGCTAGGCGTTGCGGTGCAGGCTAATTTATAAGGTGTGAATTTGAATGATTCTATTATTTGTGTTTTTATTTTACCTATTAAAGTTTTT